ATAATATAAAAAATGATATAGTTTAAATATCCAAAGCATTATATTATGTTTTGGATATTTTCTTTATATTTATATCTGTATTTCACAACTAGCAAATACAAACTTAAAATACAAATTGGAGAAATAAAATGGCAGAAAGAATCGTATCACCCGGCGTATTCACAAGAGAAAATGACCTATCCTTCTTAGCGCAAGGAGTAGGAGAGATTGGAGCAGCATTTATAGGACCTTTTAAAGAAGGACCTGCATTCATTCCAACCATTGTGAGAACTCAATCAGAATTTGAAGATATCTTCGGAACACCTGATGGAACTTATTATACTGAATATGCAGTACAAAGATATTTGCAAGAAGCTGGACAAGCAACTGTAGTTAGAGTAGCTGGAACTGGAGGTTACACTCAAGTAGCTCCTTTAGCAATATTCGCTAGTGGTTCTCAAAGACAATCTTTAGGTACTAAATTAATTGGAGTATTATACTCTACATCTACTGGATATCAAAATTTTGGTTTTACTGGAGCAACTGTTGCTAGTAATTTAGCATTAGATGGTTCATTCGCCTTATCTGCATCTTTCTTAACTCCGGTATCGGCATCGATTTTACCAACTGATACAAATGATTTAGCAGATGTATTTGGTGAATCTCCATTTGGTAGTAAGCAAGCATATGTTTTTAATTATTATGAAAATATGGCCGGTAACTATACTGGTTCGGTGACTAGTAATATCGTAATTAGTGGAATAGCATTACCTACGCAAGATTATACAGGTGGTAGTGCAGATGCATACTCACAAGCAATTACTCCGTGGATTGTTTCTCAAAAAGATACTAACAATTTAAGAAGTAATCTTTTCAAATTCCATACATTAGGACATGGTGATATTTATAACACAAAATATAAAATTGGTATTTCAAATATTAAGGCAGCTGGTGAAGATGAGGCAACTGATTATTCTGTATTCACTGTAACTGTTAGAAGTTATTCTGATACTGATAAAAGAAAGAGTGTAGTTGAAACTTACAATAATGTAAACTTAGACCCAACATCTACTAACTATATAGCTAGAAGAATTGGTGATAGATATATTACTATTGATTCGGATGGTAAGATTACTGAAAATGGTGATTACTCAAACAAATCAAAGTACATAAGAGTTGAAGTAGCAGCAGCAGGTTCATACCCAATATCAGCAGCACCATTTGGACATGAAGCATATACAAACACTGTTTATTGTGGTAACACAACTTACGCAGGACAAATACCTCCGGTAGTTTACCAAACTGGTTCGGCTGATAACACATCATCATCTCCAATATATTATAGTGGATTTGATTTTAGTGATATGGATAATGTGAATTACTTAAAACCAATTCCTGCTAGTGCAGAAACTGGAGCAAACGTATTATTCGCATTTGATTCTCAATTATCATATCAAATGACTGGTTCATCCGCAGTTGATATGGTTAAGAGACAATTTGTATTAGGATTCCAAAAAGGATATGATGGAATGAACCCAACAACTAAAAAAGCTAAAGCTGGTGATATTGGTGTATGGGGAGCAGCAAATACGCAAGGATTTAACTGTTCAACTGGAGTATCAATAGGTACAACGGCTTATTACAAAGCAATTAACGCTGTATCTAACCCTGATGAGTGGGATATTAACTTAGTAGCAACTCCTGGTATTATAAGAAGCTTACATCCATCGGTTACTTCTAAAGTAATTGATATGGTTGAAGATAGACAAGATTGTTTCTATATCGCTGATTTCAACGATTATAATGATTCAATTACTGAAGCAACTGAGCAAGCAAATTCAGTAGATTCAAACTATGTAGGAACTTATTATCCTTGGGTTAAGACAGTTGATAACAATACAAACAAATTAACTTCCGTTCCACCATCAGTATTGATGCCGGCTGTATTCGCTTCTAACGATAGATTAGCAGCAGAATGGTTCGCACCTGCTGGTTTAAATAGAGGTGGTATTAGTGGAGCAGTTAGTGTATTAAATAGATTAACACACTCTGAAAGAGATACTCTATATGAAAACAAAGTAAACCCAATCGCAGCATTCCCTGGACAAGGTATTGTAGCATTCGGACAGAAGACATTGCAAGATAAGGCATCTGCTTTAGATAGAATCAATGTTAGAAGATTACTTATCGTTCTTAAGAAGTTTATCGCTTCAACATCTCGTTACTTAGTATTCGAACAAAATACCGCTACAACTCGTCAAAGATTCTTAAACACTGTGAACCCTTACTTAGAGGCAGTTCAACAAAGACAAGGTTTATACGCTTTCAGAGTAGTAATGGATGAATCTAACAACACACCTGATGTAATTGATAGAAACATATTAGCAGGACAAATTTTCTTACAACCGGCTAAGACAGCTGAATTCATCGTAATTGATTTCAACATCTTACCAACTGGAGCAAGTTTTACAGCATAATACGAAAATAAAGGAATTAGATATTTATTAATATAATAAAAAGGAATAAAAATGGCAGAAATATTAGAGTTTGATAAGATGTTCTATACGAACTTCGAACCTAAGATGAAAAATAGATTTGTAATGCAAATCGATGGTATTGATTCATACTTAGTTAAAGCAGCACAAAGACCAACAATTACTTTTGAGCCTGTTGTGTTAGACCACATCAACGTTAAGAGAAAATTAAAAGGTAAAGGTGAGTGGCAAGATATCACAATTACTCTTTATGACCCAATTGTTCCTTCTGGAGCACAAAAGGTAATGGAGTGGGTGAGATTATCACATGAATCAATTACTGGTAGAGATGGATACGCTGATTTTTACAAAAAAGACTTGGATTTCTATATGTTAGGACCAGTTGGTGATAAAATTGAACAATGGAAAATCAAAGGAGCATTTATCTTAAGTGCAAACTTTGGAGATGTAGCATTTGATTCAAACGAACCAGCAACAATTGAATTAACATTAGCAATGGATTACGCAATCTTAGAATTCTAAAAACATATTCCTTACGGATGCTACCGAAGGACAACCCTCATCAGAAATGGTGGGGGTTTTTTTATTTCTAATTTTTTAATTTCTATGTATTTATATATACAAACTTAAAAACATTTAAAAGTTATGGCAGAAGTGAATATTGCGGCAGCTCCGGTTGCACAAAAAAGAGAATTTGATTTTCCAACGGAAACAATTGAATTACCTTCTCAAGGATTAGTTTATCCTGAAGGACACCCATTAAGAAAGGGTACTATTGAAATTAAACATATGACAGCTAGAGAGGAAGATATCTTAGCATCACAAAATCTTATCAAAAAAGGTTTAGTGTTGGATAGATTATTTGAATCAGTTGTTGTTGAGCCGGGATTAAACCCAAATGATATTGTAATTGGCGATAAAAACGCTATTTTATTAGCAACTCGTATTTTAGGATATGGGGCTGATTATGAAGTAGAAATTACTGACCCATTTACTTTTGAAAAACAAAAAGTTACTATTGATTTATCTAAAGTACAAACTAAAGATATCGATGAAGATGCTTTAAATTCAAAAAATAGATACCAATTTAAATTACCTTCAAATGGTAAAGTTATTGAATTTAAATTATTAACTCATGGTGATGAGCAAAATATTACTAGAGATACTCAAGCTATGGAAAAAATAGCAAAAGGTGCAGCTGGTTCGACTGATGTTACAACTCGTATGAAATATATGATTACTTCGGTGGATGGTAATACTGATACTGGATTTATTAATAAATGGATTATGAATTCTTTCTTAGCAAAGGATACAAAAGCATTTAGAGCATATGTAAAGGAAATTTCTCCTGATTTGGATTTAAAATTTAATTTTGTATCAGAATTGACAGGCGAAACGGAGGCGCTAGATATCCCATTTGGGATAGGCTTTTTTTACCCTACCACCTGATTATAAAATCACATTACACTCTCAAATTTGGGAGATGGTTCAATTTAGTAATGGATTTACTTGGTCAGATGTTTACCACATGCCGATTTATCTTAGGAGATTTTATTTTAATAAACTAATAGAATTGAAGAAAAGAGAAGCAGATGAGGTTAAGAGAGCCAATTCAAAAGCAAAAAGTTCTAAAGTGAGGATACGATAATCCTCACTTTTTTATTATCCAATATTTATACAATATAAAGGAAATATTATGTCAAACGAAAAACAACCAATTGAAGAAGGATTATTCGGAACAGCTGCAAAAATATCTAATGCGTTTTTTGATGGATTACGAAATAATACCATAAATTCTTTTTTAGCAAAAGCTGAAGAAAAGGGTATTGAATCGCCAATAATAACAAAAATGAAAAAACTTCAGAAAGAAAAGGAAGAATTGGATGCATTATTAAAAAAATATTCTAAGTAATATAAATGGCAAAAAATAAAACAGAGCTTAAGAATGAAATGAAAGAATTCCAATCAGAATTATCTGCATTGGAGCAAAAAGCATCTGCCCTTACTGAAGAAGAAATAAAACAACAAGAAAAATTAATAGGACAAATAAAAAGAAGAGCTGAAGAATTAAAAAAAATAAATACAGCTCAATTAGAAAATAAAAAAATAATAGTTGATTCTATTAGTGAACAAGAAAGAGGAATTAAATCAATTGGAGCACTATATACACCAATTCAAGAAAATGAAAAGAAAAGAGTAAAAGCATTAAGAGAAAGTGGTACTGAGCATAAACAAAATATTGCTTCGTTTCAAGCAATGGCTTCTATAAATGCACAAATAGCACAACTTTCAAGAGATGATGTCATTCAGGCAGAAGCTTTACAATTAGAATTTGATAAACATTTAGAATCATTAGATAAAAGAGGAAAAGGATACGCTGAACAAGTCCAATATCTAACACAATCTAATAAATTAGCTCAAAACTATGCTAGATTAACAGAAGAACAAGAAGAGCAATTGGAAGCTCAATTGCAAGTTTATAAAGATATAAAGAAAACAATATATGGTATATTAGATACCGCTTCTTTATTAACAAGTGGGCCTGGTGGTCTTCTTGGTATGAGTCTTATTGGAGCTGGTAAGTTTGTTGGTAAGATGGGTGAGGTTAGAAGTCAGTTAGGTGGTATTGCTGAATTCGGAACAACCGCACTTGCTTTCTTTGATGATAATGCGGTAGCAAATGCAAAAGAATTAGCATCACAATTTGGTGGAATAAATAATGTATCTGGACAATTACAAGCATCAACATCTCTTATATCAGTTAATATGGGTATTAGCGGAGTTGAAGCAGCTGGATTAATTGGTTCGTTTGCAAGGTTGAATGGTAATAGCCAAGAAACAGCATTAAACTTAACAAAAGCATCTCAAGAGTTTGCAGCTCAAAATGGTTTAATACCTGGCGCTCTTATGGAGGATTTAGCAGCAAATACTGAAGCATTTGCATTGTTTGGTAAGGAAGGTGGTAAAAATATGATTCAAGCCGCTGGAGCAGCTGCTAAGATGGGAGTTAGTTTAAAAACTATGACTGGATTGGCTGATAATCTTTTAGATTTTGAAAACTCAATTAACGCTGAAATGGAGTTGGGTGCAATGCTTGGTAAAAATATTAATTTAGATAAAGCAAGAGCATTGGCATTTCAAGGTGATATAGCTGGGGCAACTCAAGAAACACTAAGTGCATTAGGTGGAGTTGATGCATTCAATAAAATGGATTATTTCCAAAAGAAAAAAACGGCAGAGTTAATGGGAACATCGGTAGAAGAATTGCAAAAGATGGTAACAAATCAGGAGCAAGCAGCTACGATGGGTGGTAAGATAAACGCAACATTTAGTTTAGTTGGAGAAACTATTAATGCTGGATTAAACAAATATTTAGGAACATCATTAGAAGCTTTAGGTGGAATGGTAATGGCTGGTGCACAATTAGGTGGTTCTTTTGCACAAATGGGATTTGATGTAAAAGGTATGGCATCCAGAATACCAATCATAGGAAGATTATTTGGTGGTGGTACGCCGGGAGGTGCACCAACTCCACCTGCGCCAGGAGGTCCACCTCCGCCAGGTGTTCCAGATAATGTTATACCAAATGAGAGTATTGGTGATAAATTAAAATCATTAGCTGACGGATTAAAAGAAATGGGTAATGCAAAAGTATTATTCGGAGCATTAAATTTAATTCCAACAGCATTAGGATTAGTTACTATGGTTATTGGTATTCCATCGTTAATGGCAATTGGTGCTTTTGGAGCTAATGCTGGTATTGGTTTAGAATTTATAGGAGTTGGTTTACAGGCTATGGGAAATCCACAAGCGTTATTGGGAGCACTTACATTATCTGCAGCAGCTGTTGGGTTTACATTAATGACAGCTGGCGTACTTGGATTGGGTGCAATTGCTTTAGGTGGTGTGGCAGCTGGAGCTGGACTAACGGCATTATCAGTTGGATTGGTTTCATTAGGAACGGCAGCAGCAACTGGTGTTCCATTCTTAGGTCTTGCGTTACTTGCTGGATTTGGGGTAGCATTGATACCTTTAACATATGCATTAAGTTTATTAGCACCATTGGTTGAATCGGTTGGAAATGTAATAATTGGTGTTATAACAGCAGTTGCTGGTGGTATCTCAACAATGATTAGTAGTATAGGACAATTTATGACACAAGTACTTCCATTATTTAGCTTAGAAAATGCAGCTGGTTTATTGGCTATGGCTGCTGGATTTGGAGCATTATCATTATCATTAATGGGATTTGCTATGGCATCCGTTATGGCAATACCTGGTATGATTGCAGTTGGTGCTTTTGTAGCATTAGGTGGTGGTGATTTATTGGGAGGTGGTGGAGAAGCTGGTGGTGGTGATGGTATGGATGAATTAATTGCTGAAATAAAAGGATTGAGAGCTGACTTATCTTCTGGTAAAATTGGTGTTAATATGGATGGACAAAAAGTTACTTCTAAAATAACATCAGTTGTAGATAAAGGTAGTAGAAACTCATACGCTAAATAACAAAAATGGGTAAAACATTAGAAGAATTATTTAAGACCAAAGTGTTGGATAACGGTAAGACGGCTCAGCAAAACTATGATATTCGTAATAGTAAAGAACCGCCAATAACTCCGTATAACCCATTATTAGATTTGCCATTTAAAGGAGCAAATGCAATACGAAAAACAGCTTCTGTTAGAACAAAAGAAACTAGACTTGAAGAAGAAACTACTGGACTTAGAGTAATAAGTAAATTAAGTGGTCCTGTAATATATGGTGTAGATGTGTTCAGATTGAATAATCAAAAAACCGATATGGTTGAGATTATGAAAGGAGCAACTGGTGGACAGGCTGGAAATAATGGTATAATAGGAAACGCTACTAATAAAATAAAGCAAGTTGGATTAAATATAGCAAATAAACTTGGTATAGAATTTCCTCAAAATTTAATTCCAACTAAAATCGTTCTTAATCAATCGTTTAAAGATGGTAAAGAAAACGATACAATGATTACATTATCTGCTATTAAAAATGGTAGAGAAGGTAATCTTATTGGTAAAACGATTGGTAAAGTATTAGCATCAAGTGTTAAAGGGCCTGTTAAAGAAATACCAAATAAATTATTAGGGGCTGGTATTGATTTTTTCAAAGCAGAAGTTAAAAAAGTATTGTATGGTTCTCCAAAAGTGGCCGCACAAAACTTAGCAAAAAAAGGAAAAGAAGAAATACAATATAATAGTACTGATAAATATTCCGAAACAATAGCTCCAAACGATGAAGATTATTTTAAAAGAAATGACCTTTCATCTATTTTAGTAGCTAAAGAAACAAAAGAAGCTGGTGGTGGTTCTGAAGTACAAAATAAGGTTAATAAATTAGTTCCAAAATCAAAAGGAATTGGAGATGGTATAATACCATTAAATTTAATAAATAACCCAGCAGCAAAAGTAACTGATTTTATATCTGATAATAAAAGTAAATTAGATTCTAAATTATCTGGAGCTAGAAAATTAGGTCAAAAAAGTATTGCCGGTGGGTTAAATATAGGTGATATAATACCTGGTACAAAAGAAAAGGTTACACAAACATCTACAGTTGACCCTCAAGCAGATTCCCCAGCTTTAAGAAATGACTTATCTTCAAAGTTAGAAGCTTTATTGGCTGGTGGTGGTATAAACGGAAATTCAATATCAAGAGATGATGTATCTATAAATCAATACTCTAGGAAAAAAGATAGCCAAGTAGACCCAAAGGTTAGTATGAGAACTAAATTGGGAATAGATTCGGCAATAAAATCGGATTATTTAAACGAAAAACTTCCGTATAGTTTAGGACCAAATGATACTAAATTAGTATTATCAGATGGTAGTTTTTTAGATGATTATGATTTTATAACATTAAAATTTAAATCATTGGCAACTGGAATGGCAGTAAATTTTAGAGCAACTATAAGTGGTGTATCTGAAACTGTATCTCCATCTTGGGACCCGGCTAAATTTATAGGAACTCCAGTTAATCATTATACATATACTGGTATTGAGAGAAGCCTTACATTTAATTTTAGAGTATATTCAACAACACCTGTTCAGCATATTGCTGCTTGGCAAAGAATAAACTTTTTAACATCATTGGCATATCCACAAGGTTATGCTGGTGGTATCGGAGCTAGAGCACCATTCTTACAATTTACTTTAGGTAATTTGTACAAAAATAGAGAATGTTTTACTGAATCATTATCATATACACTGGATGATAATTCTC